GGGTAAAAAGCCGGCGCGCATGAACAAGTTCTACGAGCAGGACATTCCCGACACTCAGCAGAATCGAAATAACCAGATTGCTACTTTGATTAGCATGATGAAAAAGATGCCAATCTGTCAGCTCTATGTAGGTGACTGTGAGGGCGACGACGTCATTGGATATCTCTGCAAGTACAAACTACGTGATCTACCCAAAGTTATAGTGTCCTCAGATCAAGATTATTACCAGCTCTTAAATGACAATACAAGGATCTTTCGTCTAGGTCGCAAAGAGATCGTAACTCGCGATCACATTCCTGAGCTTTTAGGCGTAAGCGCTAGCAACTACTGCGTCGCTAAAGCGGCAGTCGGTGATAGCTCTGACAACATCGCCGGGATCAAGGGTGCCGGCTACAAGACAATGTCTAAAAGATTTTCCTTCCTTGCAGAAGACGAAGAAGCTGATATCAAAAAAATATTTGAGTATGCGTCTGCTCACGCAGAGGGAAAAATTAAGATCTACCGAGAGATAGCAGACAACTTTGACATCTTGGAACGTAACTGGCGCCTGACATATTTAGATTCGCGAAATTTAGCGGCGGGTCAAGTGAATCAAATCGAACAAATCGTAGATACATTTGAACCAAAGGGGAATAAGATCGGGATGATGAGAGATCTGATTGCTGAAGGCATCCAAAACTTTGACGTCGAATCGCTTTTCCTTAGCTTTACTTACCTAGATTAAGAGGTTCTACGTGGCACAAGAGTCCGGTATATCATTCGCGTCTTATGGAAAAGACTTCCAAGAAAAAATCGTTCAAGGGCTCCTCACAGACAGCATGTGGGCAGAACAAATGGCTGAGGTGATCAACACCCAGTTCTTTGACCTAAAGTATCTTAGGTTCCTGGCGGATCGATACTTCACTTACCACCAGAAATACAAGGATTTCCCAACCCTTCCTCTTCTTGTCTCTATCATTCGTGATGACCTGAAGACAGGTAATGATACAATCCTCCGCGACCAGATCGTTGAGTATCTCCAGCGTATTCGCCACAATCCCAACATGGGAGACTTGGAATACGTCAAGGATAAGGCTCTCGACTTCTGTCGTAAGCAGGCCTTCCGTGGCGCACTAGAAGAAGCAGTTGACCTCATTCAAGTCGATAAGTTCGACTCGGTGATGGATCTGATGAGAAATGCGCTGTCAGTTGGTACCACGCCCTCCGTTGGGCACGACTTCTTTGAGGATATGGAAGCTCGGTTTGTTCGAGTTAGTCGATCGCCTATTCCAACGGGCATTGACAAGATTGATGCGAAAGATATCCTCAATGGTGGGTTAGGAAAAGGTGAGATCGGTGTCATTACAGCACCTACAGGAGTTGGAAAGTCACACATGCTGGTAAATCTCGGTTGCGCAGCTTTGCGCGCAGGATTTAACGTAATACATTACACCTTTGAGCTTACTGAGACAGGCACGGGCCTTCGTTACGATTCCAACCTTTGCCAGATCCCTAGCAACGAAGTTCAGGATCGCAAGGACGAAGTCATCGAATACTACAAGGAAAGAGGGGAAGACCTTGGAAAGCTGATGATCAAGGAGTATCCAACAGGAACTGCAACGGTCCAGACACTTCGATCCCACATAGAAAAGCTAAGCTTAAAAGGATTTATTCCTCATGTTCTGATCATCGATTACGCCGACATCATGAGGTCATCCCGCCAGTATGACTCAATGAGGCACGAGCTTAAGAAGGTCTATGAAGATCTTCGCAACCTGGCTATGGAAAAAGCCATGCCCATTTGGACAGCATCCCAGTCCAACAGAGATTCAGCCAACTCTGATATTGTAGGCCTGGAAAACATGTCAGAATCTTACGGTAAAGCTCAAGTTGCAGATGTTGTAATCTCCATATCTCGTAAGCCCGCGGAAAAAGCTGAAGGCTTTGGGCGCCTCTATATCGCTAAGAACCGCGCAGGACGTGACGGAATCGTATTTCCTGTAAAGCTCAATACGGCAATGAGCAGGTTTAGTATATTAGAAAATTCAGAAGAAATGACCTTCATGGACGCAAAGAAAAAGAATGAAGGCGACTTGAAACATCTTTTGCAACAAAAGTGGAAACAAGTAAGCAGAGTTGAAGTAAAAGATAATAAGGAAAAGGAAGAAGGTAAGTCGTAGAAGATGGCAACCTATGATGACGTTTTCTCGGAGAGCTTAGAGTATTTCAAGGGAGATGAGCTAGCAGCTTCTGTGTTCGCCACGAAGTATGCTTTGCAAGACGACCAGGGAAACTTTCTCGAGACAAATCCTGACCAGATGCACAGGCGGCTAGCTCGCGAGTTCGCTCGCATTGAAGGCAAGTATGACAATGCCATGCCTGAGCGTGAGATCTACGACCTTCTCAAGGATTTTAAATACGTTGTACCGCAGGGATCACCCATGTCAGGTATTGGTAACCCACACCAGATTCAATCTCTGTCCAACTGTTTTGTTGTAGATAACCCGCAGGATTCTTACGGGGGTATCCTAAAAGCAGATCAGGAGCAAGTGCAGATCATGAAGCGTCGAGGAGGTGTTGGATTTGATATCTCCTCCATCCGACCAAGAGGGTTGCGAACCTCCAATGCTGCCAAGACGACTGACGGCATCGGCGTCTTCATGGAGCGATTCTCCAACTCCTGTCGGGAGGTAGCACAGGGCGGCCGACGAGGAGCTCTGATGCTCACCATCTCAATTCACCACCCAGACATTGAGACATTCATCAACATTAAGCGTGATCTATCAAAGGTCACCGGTGCTAACATCTCGATCCGACTAACTGACGAGTTCATGAAGGCTGTCGAGAATGATACTGACTACGAGTTACGCTTCCCAGTTGAGCCCGAAGAGGAAAGAGTTGTAAGCCAGCATGCTTCTGCATCCGATATCTGGGATCAGATCATTGAGTCAGCTCACGGAGCAGCTGAACCAGGCCTACTTTTCTGGGACAATGTACTCAACTACACACCCGCGCAGATCTATAAGGACCAGGGTTTTCACACCATTAGCACCAATCCGTGCAGTGAGATTACACTATCTGCTTACGATAGCTGCCGTCTGCTGCTCCTCAACCTGACCTCTTTTGTTGAAAATCCTTTCGAGGATAATGCACGATTCGATTATGAACTATTCAGCTCTCACGCGCAGAAGGCTCAAAGGTTGATGGACGACTTGATCGATCTTGAGATTGAGTGTGTCGATCGCATCATCAAGAAGATTAAGAAGGATCCTGAGTCAAAGGACACTAAGCGAGTTGAGCTTGAGCTTTGGCAGAAGATCCGCAAGGCGGCGCTTGACGGCCGACGAACCGGGCTCGGCGTGACAGGATTAGGTGACACTCTAGCGATGCTAAATCTCCAATACGGATCTCCTGACAGCATCCAAGAGACGGAGGACATCTATCGGACGCTTGCAGTGGGTGCCTTCAAGAGCTCATGTCATCTCGCTGCGGAACGCGGAGCCTTTCCGGTTTATAACTACAAGCAAGAGGAGGGGCACCCCTTTATGGAGCGCCTCTTTAAAGCCTATCCACAGTTACGACATTTGCACAGAAAGCACGGCAGGCGTAATATTGCCTTAACCACAACGGCCCCGTGCGGAAGTGTCTCCACGTTAACGCAGACCACCTCTGGAATTGAACCTGCTTTCATGCTCAAGTACACGAGGCGCAAGAAGATCAATCCCAATGATCCTGAAGCCCAAGTTGATTTCATTGATGACCTCGGCGATAAGTGGCAGGAGTTTGATGTTTATCACCACAACTTCAAGAAGTGGATGACCACCGCCGACAGAACTGAGATCAAAGACAGTCCTTACGCAGGCTCAACTGCTAATGAGATTGTATGGGAGTCTGCAGTAGATATCCAGGCAGCAGCACAACGATGGGTGTGCCATGCAATCAGCAAGACGATCAATCTCCCCAAGGATGCCTCTATTGACGATGTCAAGAAGGTTTACTGGCGAGGCTGGAAGCAAGGCCTAAAAGGTGTGACCGTTTATCGAGATGGTTCTCGTGCAGGAGTGCTGGTTTCTGATGACGCAGCTGCAAAGAACCAAGACGGCTTTTATGAGACCCCGGCCCCAAAGAGATCTGAAGTTTTAGAATGCGACATTCACCATGCTTCCATCCGAGGTGAAAAATGGACCATCATTATGGGTCTAATGGATGGCAAGCCTTACGAGATCTTTGGCGGAATGGCCAACAAGATTGAGATTCCTCGCTACTACAAAAGAGGCACGCTTACTAAGAGGCCACGAAAGACAAAGAACTCAATTTACGACCTTCGGTTTGGACATGAAGGAGATGAGTTCTGCATCAAAGATGTGGTGGAAGTATTTGACAACCCCAATTACTCAGCATTCACTCGGACCATTTCTTTGGCACTTCGCCACGGCGCGCCAGTCTCATTCATGGTCGAGCAGCTTCAGAAAGATAGGGAGGCAGATATGTTCTGTTTCTCCCGTGTCATTGCGCGAGTTCTCAAGAACTATATCGAGGATGGAACGAAGGCTTCCAGTAAGGTGTGTGAGACATGCAGCGCCGAAGGTACACTGATCTATCAAGAGGGATGTGTCACTTGCCTAAGCTGCGGTCACGGTGTCTGCGGATAAGATAAAAAGAGGTAAAATTGAAGAAACAGGTCAAAATTGACGGTCGCATTAGCGAAGTAAAGTTAGTACACAACCCCATCGTAGTCAGGGTTAACAAGTTCACTGAGGATGCAGCAAAGAAGTTCACACAGGATATGGCATCTGCTCATAACTCTGGGCAAAACATCATTCCTATCGTGATTGACTCTTACGGAGGTCAAGTCTATTCTTTGATGTCAATGATCTCAGACATCAAGTGTGCAGATCTCCCTGTTGCTACCATTGTGGAGGGCAAAGCTATGTCATGCGGTGCTATTCTCTTCACTTTTGGAGAAGACGGCCATCGATACATGGCACCAGATGCGACAGTCATGATCCATGATGTTAGCAGCGGTGGGTTCGGAAAAGTGGAAGAGCTTAAAGCTGACGCTGCAGAAGCCGACCGCCTAGATCAAAAGATCTTCAAGATGATGTCACAAAACTGTGGGAAGAAAGCAGACTACTTTAAGAAAATCGTCCACAAGAAAGGTCATGCCGATTGGTTCCTGGATGCAGAGGAGTGCAAAAAGCACAACATCTGCAATCACATCCGAGTTCCGTCATTCACTGTGAATATCGACGTGAATATGGAACTTGATTAGAAGATTAATACTGTCTGCTGCTTTTATCTCCGGGGTTTCCTGTGATACACGCAAGATCGTAGAAAGCAATAATTATGATTACGGTGCTCATCCCATTCGTGTAAATTACTCTCTTGATGACATTCAAGCCTTTTCCCTCGATGACAGCTTTGTCTTGGGTCATCTCTCCGACGAACAGCTGATAAATGCTGCCACAATCATGGAAGCGCCCAAGGACAAAGCTTTCGATATCTCCACCTTGCTAGCAATCGCCTTCCGCGAGTCGGCATTTAAAACTGACCTTATTTCTAAGCAGGGTGATGTCGGCGCATTTCAGATCAACGCCCGCTGGTGGTGGAAGAAGCTGGGTTACAAATCACGAGCTGCGTTCACAAAGGCAAACCAGGATGTCGCGACCAACACTCGGAACGCCATCGAGATTCTCAAAAAATTCAAAAAATTTAAAAGCTGCCGAGGAGATAACCTTTTTGCCTGCTATAATGGAGGGCCAGGATGGAGGCTCTCTAAAAATGTAGAAAAGATCAAAGCTTACCAGAAACGTGTGATCCGTGCAAGATATTTAATTAAGCGTCACATGAAGCGCTGGAAGCGAGATATCAGTAGTGAGCAAGGTAGATCACCCTAGACATTACAATGAGGGTAAGATCGAGGTAATCGATGTTATCGAGGACTGGGATCTTGGGTTCCATGACGGTAATGTTATCAAGTACGTTCTTCGTGCAAAATTTAAGGGTGATGAGATACAAGACCTAGAAAAAGCAGTATGGTATTTAAAGAGATATATTAAGCTTCGAAAGGAAGCTCATGAGCGAGAAAATGAGGAACAGACTGCGACTTGGCGCCCTGGCTGTGGTAATTACATCGCTAGTGATACCGAATCCGGCGATTGACGCCATCTCCCGCATAGCCCTTATCGGACTTTTTGCCGACTGGGCATATCAACTATATAAACGTTCATAAAACTTAGTATAATACTTTCATAGGAGCTTTAATATGGCTAAGAAAATTTATCGCCTGGATGATGAAGTTGTCGCTGAGGTTGCACGTTCTCTACAAAGGGCGCTTTTAACGGGAACTGACATCGTGGATCATATTCGTGCTATCGAACTTAATGTCGGTCGAGGAACGGACAAGATCCTTCTCAGCCCAGAGTATCTCGATCGTACCCAGACAAACGACCAGCGAATGGTCGACGAAGCTGACGAACTATCCTTCGAAAATAACGAGTAAAATGGATCGCCTCGCCCAGATATTTCAACTGCAAGAGTCATTTATGCAGGTCCTCTCCGATAATAAGGAGAAGCTTCCAGAATGGCCGGTAGATCCGTCTGATAAAAAGGCACAGCAGTTTATAAGGGATATTATCCATCGAGGCACAGAGGAGGCTTTCGAAGCTCTCCTCCACCTTAAGAACTGGAAGCCTCACAAGCACACCGAAGTCAAAGAGTTTAATCGAGCTGCATTTCTCGAGGAAATGGTAGATGATTTTACCTACAAGCTTGAAGCACTTATTTTAATGGGATTCAGCCCCGATGAGTTTTTTGACTCTTTCTGCCAAAAGAATGGCAAGAATGTTAATAGAGTAAAAGGCGATTACTAGTAAGTTGTCTCGTCTTCTGCATATTTAATTTGCAAGGAGACAGGCAATGGGTGGAATACGCGGTCAGCAAATTAGAGACGAGACGATTGAGTCCGTCGATTTAGCATCAGGATCAATCAAGGTAGGCGAGCTAAACGCCGACGCAGTATCAAATCAAGCAACTATCGATTCAGTTGACACAACCAATGATATGCTTCTTATCTATGATGCTAACAATGATGCTCTTAAGAAAGTGGCACCTACCAACCTAGGCGTAGGAGGCTCAGGTTCCCCTGGTGGCTCTGATACACAAGTTCAGTTTAATGATGGATCATCTTTCGGGGGTGACGCAGGCCTAACTTTTAATAAGACTTCTGGTTTGTTGACTGTGGCTAAGGGCGCCGTTTTCAACGAGGGCTCACACGATTCTGACTTTCGAGTCGAAAGCAATGATGATGCAAATATTCTTTTTGTGAACGCCGGAACCAATCGGATAGGTATCGGCACTAATGCACCTACCGCTTTACTCCATATTTCATCTTCAGAAACAGGTGCTCTTTTTAGAATTGATCACCCAGATGCTGGAATCGATAATCCTATCTTTTTCGTTACAGGTTCCGCGCTTAACGCTCGGGTGGGCATTGGGACAGAAACACCAGATGCTACGTTCGCTATAAGCGATAATGGCAAAGTATTAGAAGTGGGTTCAGCCGACGAAACATCTTGGTTCGAAGTAAACAACGGGACTATTTATCTTAATCAGGGCGGCGGCGTAGCCATCTCCGGCGGGGATAATTTGGGACAACGATTTAATATTGCTCCAATCAACGGGACATATGGTGCGCTAGGCATTGGAAAGTATCCGGGAGCTACTGTCAATATCGTCGAAGTAAATAGTGAAAACTCTGATCAAGGTGGAGACTTTTTCGTAATCGACTCTGACGGTCAAGTTGGAATAGGAACAACTTCTCCCGGTGTTACGCTAGATGTTACTGGTGATGTTAATTTTGATGGAGGCGCTGTTTTCAATGAATCAAGCGCAGACAAAGATTTTCGCGTAGAGAGCAATGGCAATACACACATGTTTTTTGTTGATGGTGGCAATGATAAAATAGGCATCGGCACAAATTCCCCAACCCACGCCCTACACATTGCGAACACCGGCCCATCATCGCTATATCTTGAGGCAGACACCGATAATGTGGACGAAGACGATACATCATACATCAAATTTACTCAAGATGGTGGCAA